GTTGAATGAAGTTAAACTTGCTGGCAAGAGCAATGACGAAAGACGTGAAGCCACAGAAATAATGAAAGCCCAAGAGGCACTTGCAAAATCACTTGGTAAAACAATTGAAGAACTAACAGAAGCAGAAAAAGAACAAGCAGAAACTTTTGTAAAAGGACAACTTGCTAAAATCAGGGCTGCTGAAGACGCCGCAGACGCAATAAGAAAATTAGAAGAAGATAGAAAACAATTTACACAAAGAACAGATCAAATTCTTGAACAAAGTTATTTGAAATATGCAACTGAAGTTGAAAGAATAGAATATGAAAAACAACAGTTTCTTCAAAGAGCAAGAGAACTTGGTTTAGAAAATGCCAAAGGAACTTTAGATGCACTTGCGGCATATGACAAAGATATTGCAGAAAAACAAATAGAAATTGCTCGTGAAAAACACAGAGAAATTATTGACTTTTCAAATCGTGCTTTAGAATCACAAAAAGATTCATATGATATCTACACAGATAGAATTCGTGAATTAAATGAAGCACTCAATGACGATTTGATTGCAAGTGAAATAGACAAAGATGCTGTGTTGCGTCAAATAAACAAAGACTATGCAGATGCTGTCACAAAAGAATATGACGACTTGTATGGTCTGTTAGATGAAAAGATAAAAGAATTTACAGGACTAACATCAAAAGAATTTGGCATACTTGAAGAAGTCGTTCAATTGACATTTGGTGTGAATATCACAGACATTATTAAACAGACATTTGCCGCAGGTATAAGAAGCATACTTGGATTTAGAACACAAGGTGCAAATGAATTAGGTGGCTTTGCTGGACAAACACCAGGCATATTTGGACCTATTAGTAGCACCATAGAAGGCACATTCTTACAAACAGGACTCAGTGCAATTGGTAGTTTTGTTTCAAACGCACTTGGTTCATTGGGCGGATTAGCCAGTGGTATCTTTAGTTTGTTTGGCGGTGTTGGTGATTTCTTAGGCTCAACATTTGGTGGAGCATTTAGAAGCATATCAGGTGCTATCGGAAGTCTCTTTGGAGGAGGTGGCGGTGGCGGTGGAGGCATCGGTGGATTCCTTTCAGCCGCAGGTTCAGCAATATTTGGACCAATTGGAGGTTTCGTAGGCAGTCTCTTTGGAGGTCTTTTTGCAGATGGTGGTTATATTCGTCCAGGCACAATAGGTGTTGTCGGAGAACAGGGACCAGAACTTGTGCAAGGACCAGCCAGTGTGTTTTCAAACTCCGATAGTCAAGGTATGTTAGGCGGAGACAACATTAACATAACATTCCAAGTCAATGCAATTGATGCAAGTGGCTTTGATACTATGTTGGTTCAGAAAAAAGCATTAATCACAGACTTGGTTAGAAGTGCTGTTGAAAATAGACCAAGTAGACAAGGAGCATTTTAATGGCATTCCCAATTACACCAAGCACACTTGAATTTGAACACAATCAACCTATTTTGGTCACAACCAGTTTGAATGGTAGAGAACAAAGAGCACTAATAGAAACACAGAAGTATGTAATTAGAGCAACCTTTTCAAATCTTTCGGATGCAGAAAGAAGACAGATACAGGGATTTATAGCAGAACAACGGGGCGGCCTAAATGCGTTTGATTTTACACTACCAGGTGACATAGGCAAAAGTAGTGCAGGATACACAGGATCGATCACAGTAGATGGTGACTATACAGCAGATGACACAGCAATTTCAATAGATACCAGTGCAGGACTTGGACAGGGCATTCTTAAAAAAGGTGACTTGGTAAGAATCGCAGGTAGCAACAAAACCTATATGGTCAGTAGTGATGTAAGTAGTGCAGACATTAATGGTAATGCAACTATGAACATACAACCAGGACTGTTAGATGATATCAGTGATGGTGCTGCGATTACCCATATCAGTGTGCCTGTTAATGTAAGATTTAGCACTTCAGGACTTGCATATAGAAGTGATCCAACAGACTTTGCAACTTTTACACTTGAAATGATAGAGGTAATCTAATGGCAAGGGATTTAAGTTCAGATCAACAGAACAATTTAACAGACAATCCCTTTTACATTGAAAAACTATTGTCTATTGCAACTCCCAGTGGTAATTTTTATTATACCACAGGAGAATTCAACACAGACCAAGACACACAACACGGATTTGGTGTGCAAACATACACAGCAACCAATGGTGTTCAAATAGTAGGCAATATATCAGAATTATATGAATTAAACCTCAACGAAATACAAATAACAATTGGTGATGTTAGTGATGTTGTATATGATGCTTTGACGCAGGAATCAGCACTTAGTCAATACAGATACACACAAACAAATGTGTATATAGACCTACTGTTTAGAGAATTAAGTAGTGGTTTAGGCACAGCACCAAAAAGCACAGGTGTAGTTATGCCACTGTTTGATGGAAACATATCAAAGATTAACGGCACAAGAACCACAACAGATTTTGCATTGACTCTTTTGATTACAAATAAGTTTGCAGGTCTAAGATCAACTAATGGTAGAAAAACCAGCACCTTTAGTAGTGCAACAACAGACAAAGTGAACTGGGGTAATCAAAGTGTTTAGTAATCCGTTTTATAGAGAATTTTTTGACAATTTACCAGACAAAGAATTTGAACTTCAAGAACAAAATAGTAATCTAACTGACAAGAGCATACCTGTAATTTATGGTATGCAGAGAACAGTTCCAAGTAGAATCTTTACCAGTATCAGCACAAAGAACACAAATGATTTGATTGTAATTTACGCAATCAGTGAAGGACCTTGTGAAGGTGTTTATAGATTGTATGTAGATGATGTTTATGTAGAAACAGACCAACCTATGACAATGACAGGTTCTCATAATAACGGTATTAGACGACCAAAGCAAACAGACAATCCATATTATGGTATAGCAGAATTTGAATTTATGAGTGGTTCAGAATCAAGCATCAATCTAAGTAATCTTGTAAGTCAGAACCTAAACAGTCCTGTGCAGGATATGTCTAATCTCAGTGTTTTGGTTTGTAAATTTAGATTTGAAGGTGAAAATTCACCATATGAAGGTATTCCAAAAATTGCATTGGATTTCTTTGGTAGAAGAGTAGCACCAGCAGGCAATCCAACCGGAACTGTTTCTTATTCAACTGATCCTGCCGCACACATACAAGATTATCTTTTGAATTCGACCTATGGTGCAGGTTTTTCTAATTCAGCAATTGAAACTACAAGTTTTGGCAATGCCACAACATTTTTTGCAAGTGATACAGACCTTATACTGTCAAATGGACAAACCTATACAACCAAAAGATATACCAGTAACGTCACAATAAACACTGCACAAACTATTGAACAAAACATAAAGAATATGTTGAAAATCAACAGTTGTCTTATGCCATACATAAATGGACAGTTTGTATTGGTCACAGAACAAACAGGGTCACCAGAAGTTGATATTACAGAAAACAGTTTTGTAGAACAGGTAAGAATTACCTATCCAGACAGAGCAACAAAATACAACAGTGTAAGATACACATTCCTTGATGCAGACAATGGATTTCAAGCAACCACAAGAACTTGGCCAAGAACACAGGAATTGATTAATCCTTATATAACAGAAGATGGTGGCAGTGTAAATGTTTTAGACCTCAGCCTTGACAGTATAACAGATCCTTATATGGCTGAAAGAGTTGCAAGACAGTTTTGGATTAGAAGTAGAGCCAGTGCAAAATATGAATTTCGTGTTTTCAAAGATCTATTCCAATATCAAGTTGGTGACATTGTAAGATTAAAACTAAGTGTTCCTGATATTGACTATCAACCTGTTAGAATTGTTAGTATGTCTTTACAACCTGATTTTACAGTCCAGGTAGAAGCATACACACATTCGGACACATTCTTTTGGCCTTATGCAAACTACACACAATTACCTGAAGACTATAAAGGTGCATTAATACCTACCACAGGTGGTAAACTTATTAGACCCAAAGAAGAAGGCAGTGGTGGAGCAATAGTTCCCAAAGAACCAGGTGATGCAAATCCAGGTCCAGGTGACCCAGGTGGAAACAATAGCATATTCCCACCCGCACCAGCAAGTTTTGAATTTAACGCCGCAACTGTGAATGGTTTTTCGAACTACAGTTTGCTTGGACCAAACAGTGAATATATGATAGGTGCTGTGAGATCTGCAGGTGCCACAAGTTTAGGTTTGGGATTTACATATGAAAATGATACTTCATATCATGCAAGCACACAGAGAGCATTTCTTGCTTTTGGTGCTAAAAGGATTTCAGGTTTAGAATTCACAAGAGGTTATTATGCGTTTGCACCAACACTCACAGAAAGAACAGGTGCAAGTAAAAGAATAGGTTTTTGTTATACAGACTTCCAGGGCAGATACGGATTTACTTTAGGCAATCTCAATGTGCTGTTTGATCCTGAAAGATTAAGTTTTGATCAAACAGTAAGATACGAAGATAAAAATGTTGGAGGCAGAGGCACATATACAGGAGGCTTTGACATTGCCGCACAGTATGTTCCTGTGTTGCTACAAGGTGCAGGAGATCCTGATGGTGTTCACAAAATGGAACAAGAACTAACAGCAGGCATAAAATGGTTTGTGCAGGGCGATGTTTATTCAAGTGGTGTTGCCAGTATTAAAAGATCGAGTTTCTTTACAGATTTAGAAGGAACATATCCTTTCTATGCCTATAATTTTAATCATGCAATTAGATCAAGTGACTATGAAAATCTTTATGGTCGTGTAACATTTAATTCAACCAATAGTTATACACCTCAATCACCAGGCAAAGATGCTGAGATTGATTTCAGTGTGAAGTTCTTTGAAATGGAAACACAAGCACCTTATCGTTTTGTAAAATACATTGGCAAAGTTGATTATAAAATTAAAAACACTCTTATGAGTCCTGCTACACTGAATATATCAAGAATATTCCATGCATCATCTTTGGTCACAACATTAACGGCGACACCGCCCTTTTAGGATAGAGATATGGCAATAACAATTACAACAGGACATCAAGATCAAAACGGAACTTACCTACCACAAGACACAAACACTTGGGCAGACCTTGCAAATCCGCCTTTTGGAACTTGGGCTAATTGGACTACTTGGCATCCACAACCTCAAGATATTGAATTGGTTATTACAGACGATTTAGGCAGTGTGTTTCTAAGACAACCTCAGTTGATTTTAGATTCACAAGGTGATCTCAGCATCACTCTTAAAATAAGTGACACAGGTGCATTTGCAGGAGAAGAAACTACAATTGATTTAAGTGATGGCACTGCCAAAAGTTATGTGCAAGGTAGATACTACAGATATCTCATAACCATAGCACAAGATTCAGACACGCCAATTCCACAGGCAGGTGTAGGTTGGGACACAGCCTATCTCATAGACACAGAGACACAGGTTCTAAATGATGTTGACATACCAAGTGCAAGCACAGACTCAAGTGGCTTTAGTTTAGTTGATACAACATTGGGATTGATAACCAATGTGCAGGCCACAGCATTACAGGGCGATGACTATGTTGCTGATGGCTATCATGTGCCTCTACAGAATGCCACAGTGGGCAATTCGAGAACCAGTGTGAGTTTTACCAACAACAATGTGACCACAACTAATGCAATACAGAAAATAACAACCATAGACAGTCTTAACTTTGGTGGTAGAGATGGACAAGATAGAAGTATAGAATTTGACACAGTTGATGTTTTTGATTGGGGTGCAAATGATT